CATCATGGCGCACATTATGTTTGGTATGAGCCCAATGATGGCAAGTATGCCTAACGTTGCTATCACTATGCAAAAGCATATCTTTGATCACATTAGATTGAAGGCTGAAGAAGAAGTTGAAGCGGAGTTGTTCCGTCAATACGGCACTGATCCAGAGGGTATGGTGTCTGCTTTGCAACGTGAAGCAATGATTGCAATCAAGGTTGCACAGGGTTATCAAGAAGTCAAGAAGCTGCAGACGGATATGATGGGCCCACAGGATGATCCTTTGGTAAAACTGAAGGAAAAAGAACTTGCTCAGGGCGCGGCGCGTGATCAGGCAAAGACACAAGTTGATAGTCAACGCTTGGCGCTTGATCAACAGAAGGAACAAGCGGATGTTCAATACAATCAGGCCCGTTTAACACTGCAACAACAGGCTGCAGCACAGAAAAATACGCAAGACGTAGTCAGAAATGCCCAACAAGGAGCAAGAAATGCAAGCTAAGTCAACAAAACCCGCTAAAAAAGCGCCCAAGGAGATGTCCGGGGCGCCAAAAAAGGTAAAAACACCACAAAATGACCCACGAGTAACGTATGTTTACCGAAAAGATGCATTCAAAAAGGTAAAAATAGCGTAAAAGTGTGCATAATATGCATGTAACCTTCGGACAGGGGTCTATCTGTCTGCTTCATTGGAGTTATCCATGCTTGAATTTGCAGAGAAAGTCATATTTGCCATTCGCAGGCTTGAAAACGAAACTAAAGACTTCGTTAGCAGCGGCAATGTTAAATCTATGGAGCAGTACAAACATTTGATGGGCCGGTTAGAGGGTTATGCGTTTGTTCAAGAAGCCATTCAGGACGTATTGAACAAGAACCCTGACCTTTAAAGGACCTAACAGATGGAAATGACTGCATTAGAGAAGCGTTGGGCGGAAGAAGCGGTTGAAAAAGCCGCTGCTGAAGCCTCTGCTGCGGAAGCTGCTGCTGTAGAAGAAGCAGAAGAAGAGCAACGTATGGAAAACATCAGGGAACACCTTCCACAGCCCACAGGCTGGCGGATTGTTGTTTTGCCCTACAGAGGCGCTAAAAAAACCAAAGGCGGCATTGAATTAGCCGATCAAACTTTGGAAAGACAGCAGCTTACTACCACTTGCGCATATGTTTTGGCCGTTGGCCCACTTGCTTATAAAGACACCGACAAGTTTCCGGACGGTCCTTGGTGTAAAGAAGGCGATTGGATCATTTTTGGTCGTTATGCCGGCGCACGTATGGGCATTGATGGCGGAGAGATCCGTATTCTCAATGATGACGAGATTCTGGCCCGTGTTAACGATCCAGAAGATATTCTGCACATGTAAGGAAGCATATGACACAAGTAATGAACGATTCGCAACTTGAGTTTGACCTTGGTGAGGGTGAAAAGGCTACGGATGTAACCTTTGATAGACCTGAAGGCGACCAAAGCCCTGAGGCACCTGCGCCAGAGATTAAGATTTTTCAAAAACCTGAAGTTGACGCGGCACAAAAGAATGAATTGGATGAGGTTAGTGAAGGTGTGCAAAAACGCATATCTAAACTTACTGCACGCATGCGCGAGGCCGAGCGCCGTGAGCAAGCAGCGTTGGAATACGCTAAGGGATTGCAGAACCAGACACAGACGTTGCATCAAAAGCTTGTTCAGACGGACTACAGCCGTCTGAGTGAAGCTAAGACACGTTTAGAGACACAGCAGACCCAGTTGCGTCAGATTATTGCCAAGGCACGTGAAGAGAACGACATCAATACTGAGTTGGAAGCGCAAGAGCGTTTGTCTGATTTAGTGGGCGAGCAGCGTCAAGTAGCTTCATGGTTGCAGACGCAGCAAACTGCTGTTCAGCAGCAGCAATATCAAGCACAACAGCCTGTTCAGCAGGTACAGCAGCCCCGTCCTCAACCTAACCCTCAAGCAGAGGACTGGGCTGAGAAGAATCCTTGGTTTGGTCAGGACCGAGTGATGACATATGCTGCTTGGGGCATACATCAAACACTTGTTGAACAAGAGGGGGTTGACCCCAATTCACAAGAGTACTATACTGAACTTGATAGACGTGTTCGGAGTACATTTCCGGACAAGTTTAGAGACCAATCCAGACAACAGCGTTCCGCGCCTGCTGTTGCACCTGCTGCCCGTAGTTCGGGAATTAATAGTGCGCGCCGTACTGTCCGGCTTTCGCCGAGTCAGGTTGCTATAGCAAAGAAACTGGGCGTTCCTCTTGAAGAGTATGCCAAGTATGTTAAGGAGTGAAACAATGACTAAAGTTACTATCGACAAAGCACCTCGCGAAACTCGCGATACTGAAAAACGTCGCCGTCCTTGGACCCCTCCCTCACGTCTTGACGCGCCTCCTGCCCCTGAAGGGTTTAAGCATCGTTGGATCCGTGCCGAAGTGAATGGCCATATGGATAAACAAAACGTCTACGGACGTCTTCGTGAAGGATATGAACTTGTCCGTCTTGAAGAGTTGCCAGATGAGTACCAAGGCATGATGCCTACCGTTGAAGACGGTAAGCATGCTGGAGTGGTTTCTGTAGGTGGACTTTTGCTTGCAAGAGTTCCCGATGAGACCATTGCAGAGCGCAACGAATATTACCGTCGTAAGGCTCAGGAACAGTTACACGCTGTGGACAACGAGATGATGCGAGAAAACGCACACTCTACAATGCGTATTCAGAATCCTGAACGCAGTTCGCGCACAACATTCCGTCAACAGTAAAATGTTGATACTTTAAATTTTTGTAGGAGCTACAAATGGCAAACGTTAATAAGCCTTTTGGCCTGCGTCCCATTGGTAACCTCTCTGCTACTGGTGCCCAGAAGCAGTACGGTTATCAAATTGCGGATAATCAGTCCGGAGCAATTTACCAAGGCGACTTGGTTGTCGTATACGACGGTTACATCATTAAGTATGACGAAGCTACGCATGCCGCCCCCACAGGCGTCTTCAACGGCTGTCAATACAATGATCCCACACGTGCTAACAAGCCAACGTGGAAAAACTACTACCCCGGTAGTGTTGACATCACCACAGGTCAGATTGATTGCGAAGTGTTGGATGATCCCAACCAATTGTTCTTGATCCAAGCTGACGGTGCTGTTACTCAAGCCAATATTGGCAAAAATGCTGATCCTACTGCTTCCACAACTGGTAGCACAACGACTGGTATTTCTGCTGGTACTTTGAAATCATCGTCTATTGCAAAAACTGCAGCTTTGACTTTCAAAATTATTGGTTTGAGCAATCAAGCTGACAACGCGTTTGGTTCATACGCTGTTGTTGTTGTTAAACTCAATCAACATCAGTACGGTAGCGTTGGTGTTGCTGCTGACGGAGCATAATCATGGCAATTACACGTTCCCAACTGGTAAAAGAACTTGAGCCCGGCCTGAACGCATTGTTCGGTTTGGAATACAAGCGTTACGAAAACGAGCACGAAGAGATTTTCTCTATTGAGACTTCTGACCGTGCATTTGAAGAAGAGGTCATGTTGACTGGCTTCGGTTCTGCTCCAGTGAAAACTGAGGGTGCCGGCGTTCAGTACGACACAGCACTGGAATCTTTCACAGCCCGCTACACACACGAAACCGTTGCTATGGCTTTCGCGTTGACAGAGGAAGCTGTGGAAGATAACTTGTATGACCGCTTGTCTGGTCGTTATACCAAAGCTATGGCTCGTTCAATGAGCTTCACAAAGCAAGTAAAAGCTGCTTCTGTGTTGAACAACGGTTTCACTGGCGGCAACTATGCCGGCGGCGACGGCGTTGCATTGTTCTCTACAGCTCACCCAACTGCTTTGTCCGCCAATTATGCAAACACTCCTTCAGTGGCTGCAGATTTGAACGAGACATCGTTGGAGCAAGCTTTGATTGACATTGCTGCGTTTATCGACGAGCGTGGTTTGAAGGTCGCTTTGACTGGTCGCAAGATGATTGTTCCTAAGGAACTGCAGTTCACTGCAGAGCGCCTGATGAAGAGCACTTTGCGCACATCCACTGCTGATAACGATATCAACGCTATCAAGTCTATGGGTATGATCCCAGAGGGTTATGCTGTCAACCACTATTTGACAGACGTTAACGCTTGGTTCATCATCACTGATGCACCTAACGGCTTGAAAATGTTTGAGCGTTCACCTATCAAAACCGCTTTTGAAGGCGACTTTGACACTGGTAACGTCCGTTACAAGGCTCGTGAGCGTTACAGCTTCGGCTGGTCTGATCCACGTGGTGCTTACGGTTCGCCCGGCGCCTAATCCATACGCAAATTGCGTACTAAAGGCCACCTTCGGGTGGCCTTTTTATTGTCATAAAGTTAAACTACTATTGATCTGCAGTCGCGGTGATTGCATTAACTTAGGGGCACATCATGAAATTTGAAATGGAATTTGGTTGGCTGCAAAACAGCAAAATCATCATCGAGACACACGATTTCGACATCATTAACATCTTCCAAGAGTTCGTAGAATTCCAAGAACAATACGGTTGGTCAGTTGAATACGTAGCGCTGCCTGACGATGAAGAGTTGTTTGAAGATGAAGAAGATACTGAAGAAGAACTTGAAGGTGAAGTTGCTGAAGCCGCTGCTGAAGCTAAAGAGTGATATCTTTGAGATATCAGGGGGCTCCGGCCCCCTTTTTCTTAGCTTTTTTATTTTCCCGTTCTTCGTGATGGTGTATGCGATGGCAGTTAGCGCAAAGGACTAGGCACTTTTTAACTTCTTCCATAGCCCGCTTGAACGCGCGGTATTTAACTAGTCGATTCACCGAAACCTCTTTAGTGCTACTGTCTATATGATGAAAATCAAAGGTAGCTGGATGGGTTTCTCCGCACTTTATGCAGGACAAGGTGGCTTTGTATTCACGCCACTGGTCCTTATATTTCTTGACTGATTTTTTTGTTTTTGCAATTACATTAGCTTTGTTCTTCTCGTAGTACGTACTTTGGTACTGTTTGTTTTTTTGCTTGCGAACTTCGGGGTCTTTATACGGCATGTTTGATCCGATACTTCCAGTACAAAGCCGTTTTAAAACCCCAAGGTTCTGACGGCTCAAACAATTTAAACCCTGTGGCTATTAAATTGTTGGCGGAAGGGGTGTTGTAATTAGTGTCGGTCACTACCCAATTCATACCTAGTGCTTTGGCCACTTTAAGACGCTGTCGGATAAGCCGCTTCTGGAGGCCCTGTCCCTGATGAGGTCGTGTAACACCCGCACGACACATATACATGCAGTCGCTCCAACGACTAGAGGAAACAAGGCCAGCGAAGCCAGCTGCCTCACCAGTTTCTGAGTAAGCAATGAACCAGTAGCCATTTTTTGTAATTTCATATAGGGCACAATCAGGAAGACATGTTTTTTGCAACGACTTGAGAAGCTTTACCACTTCGGGCAAACTTGTATCAACACGGGCAATTTGATATTTCATGCACCTATTGTGCAAAAGATTTATGACAAGAAAATAAAGGTTGCAAAGTTAAAAAACACATGATATAAACAAGGTAATCCGGGGTTATCCGGTGCATTAGACAGTCCCGGCTGACGACATACAGACTAATGCGCCTAACTTGTATGTAAGGAAAAATCATGGCACGCACAACATTTAGTGGCCCACTGCGATCAATGGGCGGTATGTATCAGCAAGGTAATGGCGCAGTGATTGCACTCACCGCCAGCACAACCTTGGATCCCATCTCTCATGGTGGTCGCATTTTGAGCGTTGGTGGCACTTTGGCTTCTAACCTCGTTATCACTTTGCCCACAATTAGCACTGTTGCTAATGGCGTTTCTTCTGGCCCCGGTCAAGACTACAACACCACCAACAATTTGGGCGTGTTGTATAACATTTGGGTTCCTACAACGATTGCTACCAGCTCTGTTAAAATTGGCACTGATGGTACTGACAAATTTGTCGGTTCTTTGTTGTCTGTTGACACAGATTCTTCTGGTGCTATGGTTGGTTTCACAGCCGCTGCTTCCAACGACTTCATCAACTTGAACGGCGGCACCACTGGTGGCGTTGCAGGCACTTGGATTGAGATCCGCGCGCTTGCCGCATTGAAATATGTGGTTACTGGCGTGATTCTTGGCACTGGCACCGTGGCTACGCCATTCGCAGATTCCTAATTAACTCAAGGGGGCCCATGGCCCCCAACTTAAGGGAGATTAATTATGGCATTTCAATTTGACGTACTATCGGCGCATATCAACGCGAGTGGTCAGTTAGTCAACGGTCGTTCACGTTTGAAAGCGCTGATTCAAATTGGTACGGCTTCTGCAGGCACTGTTAACATCTGGGACACCACGACTGCCCCTGTTTCCGTGACCTATGGCCGTTCTGGCACAACAGTGACCATTACGCATTCAGCGCATGGTTTGGCTACGGGCGATGTGATCGGTTTAACGTTTGGCGCAGGCACTGGCGGCACAGCTACGAATGGTAATTACTCCGTCACAGTCACGGGCGTAAATACTTATACCATTACCGATATTAATAGCGGCTCTATCACTGCTGGCGCGGCTGCTACAGAGGGCACACGCTGGTTGATGTCTTTGGATACTAATGGCACATCAGATGTTGTTCCTTTGTTGATCCCCGGTGATGGCATCGTTGCACGTAATGGCATTTATGGTCAGTTGAGCAATCAGACTGGTCTTACAATTTTCTACGGATAAGGAGTCCAAAATGGGACGAGCAGCAAAAATGGCAGATGATCAGTACCAAGGCGAAGTTCAGCCCGGTGCACAGAAGCAAGACATGAGCAAAGGTGGCGCTAAGCAGACCGCACGTAAAACTGTGGCTCCTTCTGGTTCCACTACACCTCGTGGTGTTGGTGAAGCACGTAATAAGCCCTGCAAACTGTATTGAAATGGCTAAGTCTCCCGCATGGCAGAGGAAAGAAGGGAAAAGCCCAACTGGCGGTTTGAACGCCAAGGGGCGCGCCTCCGCCAAAAAGCAAGGCATGAATTTGAAACCTCCCCAGCCGGAAGGCGGCTCCCGCAAGGACTCTTTTTGTGCGAGGATGGAAGGCATGAAAAAGAAGCTGACCAGCGAGAAGACCGCCAAAGATCCAGATAGCAGAATTAATAAAAGCTTACGGAAATGGAAGTGCTGAAATGGAATTGATGTTATGGAATATTGTCCTGACAGCACTTTTAGGAGTTGTTGGGTGGGTTCTAAAGGATAAATCCGAAGAGATTAATCGTCTTCAGATTTTGATTAATCGTACCCGCGAAGAAATTGCCAAAGAATACGTGACCAAAGCTGAGGTCCATGCGGATATCAACCGTGTTTTGGATAGACTAGATAGGTTGGACGAAAAATTAGACCGTTTAATGGGAGCAACAAATGCCCGTAGTCAGTAAGAAACAAAAAAGGTTCATGGATGCAGCGGCACACAGTCCTGCATTTGCCAAAAAAGTAGGCATCCCACAGTCTGTGGCGATGGATTTTAGTGAAGCCAGTAAAGGCAAAAAGTTCAGAAAAGGTGGTGAAGCCATGGCAAAGATGAAAATGTTTGAAAAGTCTGGTAAAGATGTCGAGAAAAAGGGCGTAAAAGAAGGCTCTAAAGCCGATATGGCCATGGACAAAAAGCAAGGCTATGCCAAAGGGGGCATGGTTGCTGGCATGGGTCAGTCACAAGGGAAAACCCTTAATCAAAACGTCAAGAAATTAGAAGGCGATAAAGTTGCCGTTCGTGGCGTTGGTGCAGCTCGTGCACGCACAGCAATGATCTATTGATATGGCTGTTTCTGGCGTATCCAACTTTGATCTGCAGTTTGACGACCTCATAACTGAGGCGTATGAGCGCTGCGGCATTGAAGTGCGTGATGGTTACGACATGAAAACAGCGCTTCGTTCTATAAATTTAATTTTTGCAGAATGGGCTAATCGGGGGTTAAATCTTTGGACAATTGAGCAGCGCCAACAGGTTTTGACACCCGGTGTGTATGAGTATGACCTCCCTACGGATACGATTGATGGCCTCTCAGCCGTCATTCGGACCAATGCAGGCCAGTCTACCCAGCAGGACATCACGATTGATCGTATAGGCCGCGCAGAGTGGCTGCATGTCCCTAATAAATTGACCCAGTCTCGCCCTGCGCAGTACTACATTCAACGGACTGTGCCGGCTAAAGTATTTTTGTATCCTTCTCCCGATGCCACGCAGACTTGGACATTTGTTTATTACGCCATTCGGCGCATGGACGATGCAGGTGGGTTTACAAATACTGCAGACATCTCTTTCCGCTTCCTGCCTTGTTTAGTGGCTGGACTGGCTTATTATTTGTCAGTCAAAAAAGCTCCTGATCGTGTTATGTTGCTCAAGCAGATGTATGAAGAAGAGTTTGCACGTGCGGCAGCGGAAGACCGCGAACGATCAGGCTTCTTTGTGGTGCCTACCTATACTCAGAGGTAAGCTATGGCCTATGCATCAGGCAAATTTGCAATTGCGCTGTGTGACAGGTGCGGTCAACGGTACAAGTTAAACCGTCTTATTAAAGAATGGACGGGTTTTAAAGTTTGTCCCGAGTGCTATGAGCCAAAGCACCCACAGTTGGAGCCAAAACGCTCAATAAATGAGCCTCAGGCCTTGCAACAACCTCGCCCAGAGAGTAGACTTGGGGTTACCGTCTACGTCGGGTTCACGGCTGATACTTCATTTGCAAGTATCGGAATGATGCCGATGCCTTATGCCAAACCATTGGTCGCTGCAGCGATTCTTGGAACAGTCAAAACGAGCATCACATGAACTACACTGAATTAAGTACCGCTATTCAGGCTTACACCGACAATACAGACGCTGGTTTTGTAGCAGAAATTCCTGTTTTTGTTATGCAAGCTGAGCAGCGTGTGTATAACGCGGTACAAATTGCCAACCTACGCAAAAACGTGACGGGTGTGTTGCAAACCGGAAATAAATATCTTAGTTGTCCAAGTGATTTTTTATCTACTTATTCATTGGCAGTATATCTTGCACCTAGTACAACGGCTACGGGATCCTCGGGCAGTTCTACTATTATTGTGGCGAGTGCATTAAACATAGCTGTAGGCATGTATGTTTCGGGCACTGGTATTGCAACTGGTGCAACTGTTACAGTGGTCAACGGCACTACCATTACCCTGAGCATTGCAAATACTGGTGCAGTATCTGGCACTGTGGCGTTTCAGGGTGAGTATACCTATCTGTTAAACCGAGACGTGAACTTTATGCGTCAGGTATACCCCAATCCGCTTTATCAAGCTACGCCTAAGTACTATGCTATCTTTGGGCCTCAATCAAATGACGTCAATGAGCTGACGTTTATCATGGGTCCCACTCCTGATGCTCAATACAATGCGGAACTTCATTTTTATTATTACCCCGAGTCAATTGTTACGGCAAACCGGTCGTGGTTAGGGGATAATTTTGATAGCGTTCTTTTGTATGGGTCTCTTGTTGAGGCATATACATACATGAAGGGTGAGCAGGATTTGATGGCGCTATACGATGTCAAATTTAAAGAGGCCTTGGGTCTCTTGAAGAATTTGGGCGATGGTAAGCAACGCGGTGATGCTTACTTGGATGGCCAAGTCAAAATACCAGTGAGTTAAACCATGATTACAGCTGGCCTTACCAACAGTTTTAAGCAGCAATTGCTGCTTGGAGTGCATGATTTTT